ACCCCGGACCCATGCCAACCGTGGAAGACCACGACGGATCAAAGGCTGGCGACAGCTACAGCAAGGCCAAGAACGTACTGGATGCATGGACTGACGTTGTCCCCGTCGAGCATGGCGGCAACCGTGCGTACTACGTGCCGAGCGTTGACCGCATCCAGCTTCCGAAGTTCGAGCAGTTTGAAGATGAAGCGTCCTACTTCAGTGTGGCATTCCATGAAGCCGGACACTCCACGGGCCACGAGTCCCGCCTTGATCGGCAGTTCGGCAAGCGGTTCGGCAACGAAGCGTATGCCTTCGAGGAACTTGTCGCTGAGTTGACGGCTGCATTCCTCTGCGCTGACTGCGGCATCAGCCAGCCCGAGGAGCCGAGAGCGGACCATGCCAGCTATCTGGCCTCGTGGCTCAAGGTACTCAAGGGTGACAAGAGGGCCATCATCAAGGCCGCATCCGATGCGGAGAAGGCTGCCAAGCTTATCCAAGAGAACGCCGACGTGGCCGAGATGGCTGCCAAGTGAAACGTGAAGTGATGGACAGCGCCGTGGGCAATGATGTCGCGCGGGTCGTTGGGTCATCATCGCAGTCTGGGGCCTGCGAAACAAAGCCCCCAACCTTTTCAACAACAGGACGGATCAAGTGACTGACCCACTGAACCTCAGCTACATCGCGCTGCTCATACTGGGCAGCGTCACCATCACACCATTCATATCGGCGCTGATTGACTGCGCTGCGAACACCCAAGGAGGTGCCAAGTGAACTACGGAGACGGATACTATGAGTTGATTGTAGAGCGTTCAACCTTGAAGGCGAAGAACAAGGTGCTGCTGGCTGCGCTGGAGAAGATCATCGAAGGGGTGGCTGACGGTGGAGAGCTTGAGGGACTGTCTTCGGGTACTCCCGTGAGTGTTCCCATAGATGACATCTGGGCAGCCGTGGAAGCAATCGCCAAGGTCACCAAAGGAGGTGCCAAGTGACCACCCTCTACCTCATCCGTGGCCTGCCCGGAACAGGCAAGACAACCATGGGCGAGAAGCTCATCAGGTACACACGCGCCCACCCGTCGTGGAACGACGGCATCATGGTCGCAGCCGACGACTACTTCTACTGCGAGGATGGCGTCTACAGGTTCGACCCCAAGCTGCTGCCGTTGGCCCACGCTGACTGCCAGTTCAGGGCCAGCATCGGACTGCGTGACGGCAAAGACGTGGTGGTTCACAACACGTTCAGCCAGCGCTGGGAGATGCAGGAGTACATCGACATGGCAGAGAAGAGTGGCGTCCGCCTGGTGGTGTTGGACCTGTTTGATGCAGGCTGCACCGATGAGCAACTGACCGAGCGCAACAGCCACGGTGTCCCGCTTCACGCCATCCAGCGGATGCGCGAGCGGTGGGAGCACGACTGGCGAGCAGCAACCCCAACCCAAGGAAGGTGAGTGATGAGTGGAGCATACACAACGACCGTGTGGATCGAGCGGACCATTGAGATTGAGGTAGAGGTGCGCGTCGTGCCCGACGAGCCCGACACCCGCGATGCCCTTGGCGGTGCAGGTGAGGTGTACATTCAAGACGCCTGGATCGATCCAAGCGGGGGCGGGAGGCATCCAAGTTTGAGCGACGAGGAGAGAGCCGAGGTGGTCGAGAAGGCCAAGCAGCAGGGACCACCCGACGAGGCACCCGAATAATACCCCACTTGACCAACCACAATAAGTGGTTAAATCATAGGCACAACCCCACAGGAGAAACGACATGGAACTGACTCTTACAATCTGGAAGGACCGCATCGACGAGGAGACTGACGAGGTCATCGAGCGCGAGGCCGAGGTCGAGGTAGTGGTCTCCTTTGAGGAGGCCGAGCCGAGCGTCGGCTTGGGTGAGAACCTGGACATCGTGTGCGCCCACTGGCTGAGCGACGGTGAGCAGGTCGACCTTGAACACGACGACAAGTGGGGCGTCGAGCGCAGTGCTCGCGCCCTCATCAACGACCCGACTGGAGGGAACCCGCATGTCGAGTACTAAGGACAACTACGTGGACCACCGGGACATCATCTTCAACGCCACCCAAGCGTATGGTGCTGCGGTCAGGGAGACCTGCAAGCAGTACGAGAACATCAGGGGCAAGGTCGCTGGCCCAGACCACTACGCCCACATCCGCACAGTGGAGGCCCAGGAGAGAGCAGCCCTTGATGACCTGCTGTTCAAGATCAACCACGCGATGAATGACATGAGAGGGGCTGGGTAGCCAGCCCTCAACAACCAACCAAAGGAGGTGAGTGATGATTTATCGACTGACCATTTGGGTCAATAACGAGGAGCACTGGAGCTACGAGTTCTTTGGCAGTCTCGCAGACGCCAAGCGTAGGTATGACGAGCTTATCGACGAGGGCAAAGACCCCAAGCTGATTGATTATGATGACCGTAAGCCCACGCCCAAGAACAAGCAGCAGATACTTGCCCTTCTCAATGAATGGGCATCACACAGTGAAAACGGCTGAGGGAGGTGAGGAATGAGGAAGGCATACAAAAGATATGTGCGAGCCATGCTTGCACTTGGACATGGATGCCCATGGACTGGTGAGCGCATTGCTACATATGAAGAGTGGGTCGAGTCCACTCTGCCATTCTAAGGAGGTGAATGATGAGTGAGTTTAGTCCCACCGAATACATCACCTTGGACAATCGATTCCGTGAAGTGTTTCGTGAGCCAGCCATCGTAGAGATGGTGTGCCAACATACGAACCAAAGGATTCGACGACTTAAACGAGCCAATAAAAGAAAGAAGGTACAGTCGCCTCCAACATGGAGAGCCTACCTTGCGATGGTGAGCAGTAGTGCCATGAATCTGCACCCGGATGCGAACACCACCAGTACATCCATCAACGCGGTGATCTCAATGACTCGCTTAGTTGGAGACTTAGTACAGCAGGAGATTGAGGGCATCTTGGATGCAATAGAGAATGGTCGCACCATCGTCTCTAACCGTGAGATGAGGAAGGACGGAGAGGGCCGGAAGACAATCATCATTCATCCAGACGCTGAGATTGACCACAACCACGGTGGAAACATCCTGCTCCGTTGCCTGATCAATCCATGGAACAAGTACATCGAACGAATCGACGAGACAACGAAAGAACTGTGCCGCCTAAGACAAGAACTTAATGACGGGTTTTGTGACGGCGACACACGGATAAGAGGAGGTGAGTGATGACCACCCCCCTCAAGCAGCCCAACAGGGGCATCTTCATCGCAAACCCAGCGGGACTCAGGCCGCTGTTCTATACAAGGTGTCCGCACTGTAGCCAACGGCGCGGGCCATATCGCAACATCACGGCAGCCCGTGCTCATCGAGCCGGGTGCTCATCGGCGCGGGCGGCGTCGTAGGCTGGGTCATGGACCTGCACCCATGACTCACCACCGCCCACTTTACCAACAACAGGACAACATCATGACTGCAATAGAACGAAAGCTCACCCCCGAGAACAGAGAGGGGAATGAGGTACTGACACCAGACGAGCTACCCCTTGCGCCCTTCTACGTGACGGCGCTCGACACCTTCATGAGTGGATGGGGCCCGGCAAGGGACAAGAAGAACAGGGTGGTCATCCCTTGCGCGAGCGAGGAGGAGGCTGCGGTTGTCGCTGCCAATGCGCGAGGCCGGAGCGAGATGCTTGAGGTCTGCATCCACACGGACAAGCCGAGCTTGAAGGGTGCGGGTGGTCCAGTTCTTTTCAGCCTGCTCACTAAGCAGCGGGCAGCGTCTTGGTTTGAGCCCGACACATGGGTTGAGCTTGGTGACCGGCGTGACGACGAAGGAGGTGAGTGATGTACTCATTCTACAAGCCAGCTACCAGCGTCCGTATCGTCGGTGAAGATGACGAAGATACCATGTGCCAAATGGACGACCTGACTCGTCGTACGATGCACGCACTTGATCACCTTCTCAACGACACACGGGAGGCCGTGCTTGACAGGCTACTGACCAAGCACGGGGCACTCTTCGCGCACATTCGAGAGGGTCGTGTGCACACCAAGCGCATGCCAGCAGGGCTGCCAAACAGGAGAGACGAGAACGGTCACGTCAAGCAGGTCTCGCGTGATGAGACCGAGACCACTGCGATACATAGACTCTTGGCGTTCACGCTTTGCCAGAGCCAATTCAGGGGATCTCAGAAGCCTGAGACGTGGGCATTGCGCCTGCGGTTTGGGTGGGAGCCTTGGGAGTGTCTCGCAATCGCGGACCTCCTGTCCGTGGCCATTGGTGTGCTGGACACCGACAGGCAGCAGCACCAAATCGTAGCGCAGGAAACAGAGGAACTGCGACAAACGTGGCTGTCCATGGCAGTCGAAGGAGGTGAGTGATGCAGGACTTCAGAGACTACCCGCGACTGAGCGAAGAGGAGCGAAGGATACTGTACGAAGTCTTGAAACTTGTGTGCACGTTGGTTCAGGATGTCAATGATCGCATCGAGGGCACATACGACGGGCAGATGACCTTCGGCCTTGAGACTACAGTGGCCGACCATCTGTGGCCATGCCTCGCTCTGTATGACGCCCGAGATGCAATGATGGAACCGAAGGCCCTGAAGCGGAAAGAGAAGCGTGCACAGGCGAAGCGTGAGCACGAGGAGCGCAAGCGTGCCGCCAAGGGAGGTGAGTGATGGACAAGCCACACATGCTCATCGTTCTCAATGACGAGAAGACCTACAGCGACATGGAGGGGACCATTCTTCTGCTGTGTGATGAGGACCAGGCCAAGGCGGCAGACGCATCTGGCGACCCGCTGGATGCTCACAAGGCAGGAGCCATAGCGGTTGACCTTGCGGGCTTCCTTCGGGCTGCGGTCAAGCTGGGCGCACTCAAGCACATAGAGGTGGACCCACCACCTGATGCCTGACTTGACGCACAGGCTCTTCGGGCCTATGATGGGCACGAACATACTATCATTACCACCACCAAGGGGAGGTCGGATGTCGGACTTGAAGCAACTCATCGTTGCAGCAGATGGCGCACACGCCGTGTTCCTTGCAGCCAAGCATGATGCTCAGCTTGCAGGAACAATCACGACAACACAGAAAGGAACACTGCACAGAAATGGGAGACCAGTTGGCGACAAAGAGCTTGCCAACATCTTGGTCTACTTGACTGGGCAGTATGGAATCAAACCCAGCAAGTGGGAGCTAATGGCTGGACTGGTCGCTGCCGCAGAGAAGAAGAGAAGAAGAGCGCAACGCAAGCCACCACCCGCTGAGTTCACAAAGCAGGTGGAGGATTGGTTGAATGACAAAGACCCATCAACCACGAACCTCAACATCACAACGGAGCGAATTGCAAATGACATAATGCCGGAAGAGTTTGAGATAAACAGGCGTGGTGTAGAGATGAAAACTGCCAGCGCTCTCAGGGTTCTTGGCCTGCAATCAAGGCGGGTAATGGTGAACGGCGCAAGGCGTTACCGGTGGTTCCCAACAAAAACCCCTTGACGAAGTTAGGCACAGTAACTAAGTTCTCAGGGAAGGCGAAAGCCAACAACAACAACAACAAAAGAACGAGAAGAGAAAATGCACAACCTTACTCCAGAAGAGATCCTCGCCATCATGAAGGCAGTCTCAACCAAGGAATCAAAGCAGGCACGTGATGCTATTGCGAATGACTCCAATGTTGAGATCGATACCATCGTTCGGGTCAAGGGCATCCTCAAGCGAGGCGAAGCCTTTGACTCTAAGGGCACCAGCCGCATCCCTTGGAAGGTTGCTATTGCGCTGCTGCTCAAGCGCTCAGGCGTGACCGGCCCCGGCTCTATTGAGCTTTTGACTGAGGCTATTCGTGATGCCGTCACGATGAACAAGGATGCTCGCAACGAGCTTCTTAAAGAGAACGGCGTTGGTGACGCCCTTCAGATTGTAGACAAGGAGCTTTGCGAAAAGCTTCCGCCCATCCAAAAGGATGGAAACATTAGCTTCACTCCTTCGGTGGTGAAGGCAGTTCGTGAGCCCGTATTGGTGGCTGACGAGAACGAAGACAACGACAAATCCGGCACAGAAGCCGCGAAGTAGGAGGCAGAAATGAAGCCCAAGAGAAACAAGAAGGTGAGCGCGGAAGACTTCATCACCGCCTGGCAAACCGCCGGGTCTGTCGATGAAGTCTCAGAGCGACTTGGCATGTCCAAGAGCGCAGCGATGACACGGGCCAGCAACTATCGCAGGGTCCATGAAATCCCGCTCAAGAAGTTCTACAGGTCAACTAAGCTGGACAAGCAAAGGCTTCGCGACCTGGCGACATCACTGGCGGCACACGGGAAGTAGTGGGGGCAAAGACCGGGGGTCACTCCTGTGCCCTTTAGGACCGAGCAGGGAGGCATGTCGGTGGTCGCACAGATGCCTCAACCCTACTGCCTGTAGGCAGCAGAACAGAAAGAAAGAACCTAACAACCCTCACTTTTCGAGTAGCAGATGGACAAACGAAGAGCCAAAGCAGAAGCGTCAGCAGCCAACAGGGTCAACACATTGCCAGCAATAGCCGCCTTAGTGAAAGCTATGGGGGGCAGCTTCAGGCAGGCAAGCAAGATTATGGGAGCAAACTACGCCACCCTCTGGAGACAGAAGGAAGGCAAAAAGAACTGCCCCAGTCTCGATGCCCTGATGCTTTACGCGCATCGCGTTTACAGCCGAACAGGCATCAAGATGGTCGTGACCGTAACCCCGGACATGAACCTCTACTACACAATCACTGACAGCTACGAAGATAGTTCGTCAGGTTGAAAAGCTTTTGATAGTTCGCTATCAGTCAATCGCCCGCAGGGACTGATCATCCCTGCACCTCGCAAGAGGTGATGGGCTTCCGGTGGGCCCCCAGGTTTCCTGGTGCGGCCCTAACCGGGAGCCGTCGCGCATACACCGGGAGTCTTCATGTGGATTGAGCAGGCAAGGCAAGTGTCTCTACAGGCAGCAGCAAGGGCTGCGGGCCTGACGGTTGCACGGAACAGCATGGCACCATGCCCAATGTGTGCCGCCGTTACACGCGGCAGCAGCGACAAGCGTGGACCAATAGGGTTCAGTCGAGATGGGTACGGGTGGATGTGCCACCACTGCGGGGCCAAGGGTGATGTCATCGACTTGGTCTCGATCACTTCATGCGGCAACCTGTTTCGGAACATCGACAAGCTTCAGCAGCGCGCAGTTCGTAGCTGGTTTTCAGAGCGAGGCGCGTGCCCACCACCAAGCGGCCAGCCCGTCAAACCTGCCGAGCCAAGCGCCCACCCCTTGCCGATGAGAGACGTGGAGAAAATAGAGGCGAGAAACCAACGCCCCCCGCAGGCTGAACTGAAGAAGCTGTGGGCATCGACCTTCTCAATAGTTGACGGACTCGACCTCCCGCCAGTGTTCTCTGACCCGCTCGATGACTGGATGATTCGCAAGGAGTTCTCGCCCATCCTGTGCTCAAGGCTCAACCTTGTGCGGGTTCTTCCTGCGCCAACCCAGTTGAACTGGCCGGGCTGGTGGCCCAAGGTGTGGGCGAATGACTACCGGCTTGTAGCGCCTGCCTATGAAATGGACGGGACATTCGCCAGCATCCACGCGCGAACATGTCGAGACCAAGAGGGAAAGCCGAAAACACGGTGGCCCAAAGGCTGTAAAGCTGGCGGGCTCGTCATGGCGAACCCAATGGCAGTCAAGATGATGAGAGGAAATCCACTCGATTTTGATGGAGACGTACCCGGTTTACTGGTTTGTGAGGGATTTACCGACTTTCTCCGAGCCGCCCTTACTGCTATGAATGAAGGACTTGCCCTCCCAATCATCGCTGGAACCTCTGGTTGCTTCAGGCAACTCAGAGAAGTGAAGATCCCCAAAGGTCTCAACATCTTTATCGCCACAGACCCAGACGATAAAGGTGATGACTATGCAGACATCATATCTAAACAACTTGCCCACCACCCCGTATACCGGCTGCCGCTAAAGCAACAGGAGACCTAATGCCAGACTTGGATGAGACGCTGCGCGGAAACCAAACGCTGAGAAACTTGCTGAAACTGTCGGTCGTGAGTGGTTCCATGACCGGAGAAACCCCAGAAGACAAGGCCTACCTGGGTGACGATGAGTCCGACCCGGCCGCCTTGAATCAGCTTGAGCAGTACAAGGACAAGCAAGGCAATGCGACGGGGGTAGCAAAGCCAACGCGCCGGAATGTGTTTCTTATCCTGACCTATGACAAGCGATGGAAAGGACGGGTCTGGCTCAATGACTTTGCTGGCTCTCTGATGATTGACGACCGAGAGTATGCCGATGTCGATGACACGGAGATCAGCCTGTGGCTGGACCAGGCATATCAACTGCAGGTGTCGTCAGATAAAGTGCGCGAGATGACCCAGTTTGTTGGCAACCGAAACAAGAGAAACCCACTTCAGGACTGGCTCAATCAGAAGCATTGGGACAAGACATCGCGCCTCAACGAATGGCTCGTGCGGGCAACGGGATGCGAGGATACAGAGCTTAATCGAGAGATAGGCAAGCGGTGGCTGATTCAGGCAATAGCAAGAGCTATGGTCCCCGGCTGCAAGGCAGACTGCGTCTTGATCCTTATTGGAAAACAGGGCGCAAAGAAGAGCACGCTGCTTAGGACGCTGGCATCCACGCAGTTCTTTGCTGACACTCCTATAGACATCGGGTCAGCCAATGCCTACACACAGATTCGTCGTGCCTGGATATACGAAGTGGCTGAGCTTGATTCAGTGCGGCGGTCAGCCAACTCTGCCACCAAGGCGTTCCTAAGCGCCCAGGAGGATGTCTACAGGCCCGCCTATGGCCGGCACGCTGTGACTGTGAAGAGGCACGTCTGCTTCGCAGGAACAACCAATGAGGCGCAGTTCATTAGCGACCAGACAGGGTCACGACGATACTGGCCAATCAAGGTCGGCAACATTGACCTTGAGTGGGTCTCTGAACATCGTGACCAGCTTTGGGCTGAGGCCATCGTCGAGTTCAACGCAGGCGAGCGGTGGTGGCTGGAGAACGTGGTATCCGACTCCCTATCTGAAGAAAGCGAGCAGTACCGACACGTCGACCCATGGATGGAGCGCATCTCTGATTGGTTGATTGGCAACGCAGCGTCACTCACAACCAGAAACATTCTGGAGAATGGGCTGAAACTTGAAGCCAACCAGATGACCAGAAGCGCAGAGATGCGAATAGGCGAAGTGATGCGAGACCTTGGCTACGAACGCAAGCGTTGCCGAATAGGTGGAAGACGTGTGTATGAGTGGTTGAGGAAAGACAGAGTGATTGAGATCCCTTTTAGTGAAACTAACGATTGGTAATAAAATGAATGACAATATTTGTGTGATTGGTGGCGCTAAGTTTTTACCGCCGAACAGCCCGGCAGCAAACCAGATTCGAAACAACCTAAAACTTCCAAACCCAGCCTATAAGCAAGCCCAAGCCCTTCGCGGCAGAGGCAAGTGGGTCAACATCCCCGACGCCCACATCAATGGCTGCCAAGAGATCCCGCCGGAGCATCCATGGGGCGGCGGGCTGTCCGTGCCCCGTTGCGTGGACCTCTCCCAATATGGACTGGAGATGCGTGACATGCGCGGGGCTCCAGACGCATCAAACCTAAGCCTTGAATCCAACATCAAGCTTCGTGACTACCAGGAAGATGCTGTGACCTCTTGGCTTAAGGCTGGTGGGGAGGGGGTTATCGTCGCACCATGCGGGGCCGGTAAGACCGTCATGGGCCTGGCATCCACAACAAAGATCGACACTAAGGTTCTGGTACTGGTCCACACCCGAGACCTTGCAGCACAGTGGGCCGAGCGTTGCCAGCAAATCCTTGGCGTTGATGCGACCCTTTACGGTGGCGGAAAGAAGGACGACAGCGGACGAATCGTCATCGCTACATTCCAGACTCTTGAAAGAATGCGATGGGCTGATCGGTATCAGTGGGCCAAGCAGTTCGGTATGTGCATTGTTGATGAAGCGCACCACGTTCCCGCCAGCACGTTCTGCTCTGTGATGGTCACCATTCCAGCCCGATATCGGCTTGGGTTGACCGCGACACCAGACCGTCCCGATGGACTAACTGACCTTCTGCACTGGCACCTTGGGGCTACAGTAGCTTCGATTGATACCAAGATGCTGGCGCTTGAGGGGCAGGTTGTGACCCCCAAGATCGAATGGCTGAACACCGGATGGAAGCCAGAGAAAGAAGGGCAAGAGTGGCCAAAGCTTATCACTGAGATGACTACAGACGATGACCGGAATGCAACCATTGTGAATCGCGCTCTTCAGGCGGTTGATAATGGGCGACAAGTCTTGATTCTTTCTGACCGTGTAGACCACTGCATCTTTCTGGCAAACGCTCTTTCTGAGTACAGGCTTAATGCTGAGGCGTTTGTTGGGGCAGTATCAAAGAAGAAGCGGGCAGAGATTCTTACCAGAGCAAACAGCAGAGAGATTGATGTCATTTGCGCCACGACGGTTGCAGACGAGGGGCTTGACCTACCGGGCCTTGATACGGTTATGCTGACAACGCCATCAAAGGCATTGAATCGAGTTCAACAGCGTATAGGGAGGGCGATGAGGCCCCACCCAGACAAGAAGGAGCCCATCGTGATCGACCTTGTTGATGAGCCCCGCTCGCTTAGAGGCATCGCACGTAAACGCCTGCGGCTGTACACTCGTCTTGGATGTAGGTGATAAATGCAAGACCTTTGGAACATGATGCCCGAGGGATGGTCCATCACCCCAACACATGAGGGATGGACCATCCGAGACGACGATGACGATGTGGTGGCAACCGGACCAGACATGGACGAGGTCAAGCGCATTCTCACTATAGAGTTTGCGCTACAGCAGGCCTTTGCCGCCATACAGTTGGCTCAGGCCATGCCGGTCACACCAGAAGCGTAGGCTTACTTCTTTTTCGCAGCGCTCTTCTTGGCCGGAGCCTTCTTAGCTGCTGGTGCCTTCTTAGCTGCTGGTGCCTTCTTGGGGGCAGGCTTAGCGGCAGCAGCAGCAGCGGCAGCGGCATTCATTGCATCGATGTGCAAGAACAGCTTGTTGATGGTGCCCCGCATGTCGGGCGTCTTGGTTTGAAGTGACCTCTTAAGGTCACGAAGTTCGGTATCAGAAAGCAGCATTGTTCCTCCTTATTTGGTGATGCTTGCGTTTGAATAATCCAGGCCAATCACGAACCTTAACCTTACTTCCAGTTGCATCTTCAACTGCAATTGCAAGCGCAAGAGAAGGCACAGACCGACCACTCTCCAAGTCCCTTAAATAAGGAACGGAAATGTTGAGGCGTCTTTGACCAAGATAGTCGTTAATCCATTGGCAGAAAGCAACGCGAGTGCTTTTGCCAGGCGAACTTTCTCGATAATCTCTGATGTTCATGACAACACCTCTGCAACAATAAATACAATATCGGACAAAACTTGTCCAACTCTGGGTGATGCTATTGACATCACTTCTCCACAAGAGTAGCTTCGTTCGGTGAGGTTTGGATATGACTGAAAGCGGGCACGCACCAACCATCGGAAGCAGCAGTATAGCTGCCATACTTGGACTATCCCCGTGGGCTGGTCCGTGGGATGTTTGGGCCAGAACGATGGGGCTGACTCAATCCAAATCCACCAGGGCCACGCTTCGCGGACACATCCTTGAGCCTGCGATTGCGAACTACTACGGCAAGCAGGTTGGTTGTGAACTAATCCCTGGCCCCGAGTATGAAGAAGAACCAATCATTGGGCCAGAACCCTGGATGCATGCACGGCCAGACCGGTTTGCAAAGAAGGGTGGCGAAGAGTGGCTGGTTGAGATCAAATCAACAAGGACGTTCAAGGAAGGTTGGGGCGAGCCCGGAACACCCGATGTCCCTCAATACTATGCAGCCCAGTGTCTTTGGCAGATGGCCGTGACTGGCCACGAACGCACCGACCTTGCTGCATTTGCGACCATCTCAGACGAGTACCGCGTGTTTACACTTCATCGCGACAAAGAGCTTGAGGATAGAATCGTCGGCTATGCGCGCAACTGGTATGAGAAGTACATCACCACTATGACGCCGCCAGATGTTGATGATTCAAAAGGGTGCTCGATTGTTCTTGGGCAGCACCTAAAGCAAAAGTCAAATGACTTGATTGAAGCGACCCGGCAGGATGAGGCTCTGGCCAAAGATTTGTTTGATGTTCGCCGCAGAATCAACGAGCTTGAAGCAGACAAAAGAATGAAGGAAAACCTACTCAAAGAGCGGGTCTCCGAAAGCAGGGGCGTTGTCGGGGTATGTACTTGGTCCGAGACTAAGCCTCGCGTCACAGTCGACTCAAAAAGACTGAAGGAAGAGCACCCCGACATATACGAAAAGTATTCCAAGACCGGGCAGGCAAACCGGCAGTTTCGATTTATCTATCAACCAAAGGAACAGTAAATGGCATCAGCAAACGTACCAGCACTACGGTTTCGATCTATTGTCGAAGACAAGGCATCGGAGTTTTTGAGCACAACACTCGGCACAAGTTCGGGTCAAGAGGCCGCAGGCAAGGTTGCACTTGCTTTTAGGTCGGCAGCCCAAGCCAACGACAAGCTGTACTCCTGCGACCCGGCTTCAGTAGCTCAGGCGATTGCTATGTCGGCCATGACCGGACTGATGCCTGGCGGGCCTTTGCCGGACGTGTACCTGCTTCCAAGGGGAAACCAGTTGCAGTGGTTTGTGTCCCACCGTGGGTACCTCAAGCTAATGTCGAGAACGGGCACCCGCATTCGCGCTCGATTCGTACTTGAGGGTGAGCAGTTTGAGGTTGCTGAAGGACTGAGCCCAGACATCGTTCACGTCCCAGACCTTGAGCTTGAGCCCACCTGGGAAAACCTGAAGGCTGTGTATGTTGTTGCACACTACCCCGATGGCAACAGTGACTTCGTTGTAGTCCGCAAGAAGGACATCGAGAAGCGGCGAAACAACTCTGATGCCTGGAAGCGCAACAGCAAGAAGTCTCCATGGGGCCAATGGCCTGTAGAGATGGCGCTAAAAACCGGTATTCGATACGCCATTTCTCGCGGTCTTGTCTACCTGGATGAGCAAAGCTCTCAGGCATTTGACCAAGACGGAATACAGGATGCCCCGTCAGCAACAAGCTCAGGTGTTAGTATTGGGAATGGCTCGTCTACAGGGATGGGCGCACTAAGTGAATCCGTAAAGGAACTCACTGACAACACACTTTCTACAACTGAATCCGTTGCCCCGTCTTTGCTGGACGCGGTCGACATCGAGCCCACTCAAACAGCAGATATTTAGGAGATAACCATGGGACTTATTGATCAGGCACAGGAAAAGAACAATCCTTTTAACAGCGCGCATGGTGCATCCGAGAACAAAGATGAGCCAAAGATTATGCAAGCGGCACTCCTGCTGAACATCGCAAACAACGTGCTTCAACTAAACTCGCTGCCAACCAAGGCTAAGAAGCGCTGCGCTAATCACAGAAACCGCCTTGCGGATGCAAACTGGAGGCTCTCAGGATTGCTTGGAAAGGTTGATGAGGTCAACTGGTCAAACGCGGTGGGCCGGTGCCTTGAGGGACAAGAGAAGACTATCTTGCACAGCCAGCCGAATGGAACTTGGAAAATCTCTGAATATGAGATCGACATCCGAAGAGATGAAGGCGGACAAGAGCGCTTGTTCCTCGCAGCACAGTGGGTCGATATCGACAACGAGCCAGACCTTCACTACCAAAACGGCGCACCCGCCGTGAACGTCAACATCTCAAACCCAGAGCTTCCGAAGGAACTGCTGGCTGCGCTCAGCAGCAAGGGCGGAAACGACGAGGAACTCAAGGGTCTCCTCAAGCAATTGATCGGCACGATGGCTTCAAATGCAGCCAAGACCACAGCACCCCAGCTTCCACCAGAGGCAGACAGCCTCATGGAAGGCCCCCAGAGTACAGACCCAGACTCCACTTCCGCTGATTTTGATGACTAATGGGGTGTAGCGCAACTGGCAGCGCATCCGGTTGTTACCCGGAAGGTTGGTGGTTCGAGTCCACCCGCCCCAGCCTTTGGATGGACCGTGGATAAAGTCATCAAGCTATACCGGCGGTGCTGCATTGAGTGCGGGCACATCTGGTTCGGTAAGCTGGCTTGCCCGAAGTGTAAGGCACCAGGCGAGCCTATTTGGGTTGAGGGGCAGGATGCCGCTGTATGAGTACGAGTGTGATGCATGCGGAAAAAGAGAAGAGCGCCTACAAAAACACGGCGACCCAGCACCGTTCTGCCAACAGTGTTCACAGGACATGACTAAGCGAATCAGTGTTGGCTCATTCGCCCTCAAGGGCGAGGGCTGGGCCAAGGACAACTACGGGCTCAAAAAGACAACAGCGAAGGAGAAATGAAAGTATGAGACTTCAATCTTTAGGTCGACCATGGATCGTTTTGAACTATGCAGTAAGCGAACCAGACGAGTGGACCTGTAGGACCATTGCTGAAGATATTGGAGACACTCCAAAGAAGGTTGGCATGACTGTGCGCTCTCTTCAACAAAGAGGGTTTCTTGTAAAGGGAAAGAGGCTCGGCAGGGCCCACGCCTTGTTCCCAACACCAGAAGGCGTAGAGGCGCTGTATACCGCCATTTAGTCTCCCCACCTTTTCGTCCACGCCGGTCGCTCATGGTGAGCATCCATGCAGCGGGGACGCCGGTTCCTACCGGGCGAGAAGGATGGGGCATGGAGTATCAATGAAACTACATTGGACCGCAGGTGACCAAAAACAGCGTGACTCTACCGGGTTCTTGTTGTGGCGAACCTCCTGTAAACGATGGATGCTGCTTAGCCGAACTACTGTGCCAAGCGGGGTCACTTGCAAGCAATGCCGTAAATACCTGGACAAGCTTGCTGCAAAGTAGGCCTAAGTTACAAGAACTTTGTGGTCAGTTTACGTGCCCGTTTTCTGGCCACAATTTCAACACCAATGCTCGCAAGAGCAGAAAGTGCTGGGGTGACATAAGCCCGCTGGTGGATTGGCCACCGGCGGGCTTTTTCAACGGGACTCGCAGATTCAGCCCCGTTCAGGTGTCGCGACCTGGACGGGGTTTTCCCAGACCCAGGTGCTATTTGCAACCAACGGACCAGCATATGGACGTAGCCATCTCAGTCTTTGTACTAGTGTGCGTCAGCTACCTTGCGCTTAGGCTAAGCTCGTTCTAATGGCACGATGCGGACGATGTGGGCTCTTCGCTCAGTACCCAGGAGACTTCAGTGAGAAGAAGTACGCGGGAATGTGCCTATGGTACCGGATTCGTTTGCCTGAGGATGAGGTATGGGAGCAGAGGAAGTGCGCTCAGTTTTTCGAACGGATTCCGAACTGGACGAGTCAACAGCACTGGTCATACGCGACTCGGCATGATGACCTGGGGCGCAGTTGGCATGCCAGTAGACGAGCCTTGACCTTCTCGTTGTTCTCACTGGTATTGTCCGCCGCCGGGCTTGCGTTCAAGTTTATCTAAGAGTCCC